GGTTAAGACCCGTCCAAAAAAAAAAATGAAAAAATGGTTTTTACCTAAAAAGTGCCTAAAAAAGTGAAAATTTATTTACTCGTGGCTTTGGAAAAACGGCCAAAACCCAGAGCAAAATCGACAAAAATCACAAAAATTGAAATCGCATTTTCACTATAGCAGAAATACAATCAATCTCATCATGTCCGGCAATATGCTTAAATCTTTCTTGACCGCGCTGCTTCTTGTTGACGTTCTCAGGACCCAAGTGTGCGACGCACTCGGATCGCCCTCCAAGAAGAACCGCGCAAACGAGGATGCCCAGGTTAATCGCGGAATTAACAGGCAAAACTTGCAGACGCAAGCCACTTCCGACACAAGTCAGACCGTCTCATCACCACCCCTAAGCCTAAGACCCTCTGGCAACACCTCGCCAGGAAACACCTCGGTATGGACGCGGATGGAGAATGTAAAGAAAGGAGGGGATGTGATTCATGTCTTTACCGACCTGGTAGGGACACTCGATAAGGGTGCAACACCCTCACCAGCACCTCCTTCGCCGTGTAACACCACCAAGATAGCACCACACGAAAGAAGAATAGTAATCTTGTTTATCGTGTCAATAATAGGTATCTTCTTTTCCTTCCTGTTGTTGCCAAAAATCTAATCTGGAAAACCACACCAAAAAAAAACTTTTTGCCTACACTTTTCTTAAAAGTGTTTTTTTCCCAAAAAGTATTTTCCCAACCCCATCTAAACCTACATAATAGGCTAGGATATACACCTATACTATTTATTTTTCTCCAATTTTAAGGGAATATAACATTATCTGGTTTGGCTTTTTTAGTAGGATATGGGGTGTTACAGGCCATATTTTAAAATTGATTTTTTTTAATATTACTTACTTCTAGCAATAATTATTTAAAACACTTTGTGTAATATAAGTAAAAGAGAAGTAATAAAAGAGAAGTAGTAAAAAAATAGGGAAATAAAATACTAATTCGTAATTTATTCAAGCATAGTTAATGATACTAATTTAATTGTATATACGATTGTATATATTAACTATGGAAATACATATGGAATATGTTTATTTTGGGTCAAGTGATGACCTAGAAGAATTAAATTACACTAAAATAGGAATGTGTGAAAATGTTAAAAGTAGAATGGATACATATAAAACATCATCGCCATATTATGGATTTAAACCATACGCGATATTAAAATGTGAGTTAAAAGATGCTAAATTAATTGAAGAGAATTTACACATCGCATTTATGGCAGATTCATTATATCATAATAATCGTGATAAACAAGACAACGACTATAATGGTGGTTTGGAATGGTTTAATGCGAAATATAATAAAGATGATATAATCGAAGCGTTATTTGATACAACTTATAAATATGAAATAATTGAAGGGGAATTGTTAGATAAGTTTATAATAGAAGAGAAGCGTATTAATAGAGAAAATAAAGAGAAAATTTATAAAAAATGCAATAAAGAATATAAGAAACGGAAAAAACTTAAATCAAAGCCAAAACCAAATAATATACAGCAAAAAATACTAGACTTGATGTATTTCGATAATAATAATGAAGGATATTATAATTTGCCCTGTGGTTTAGGTAAAACATTATTATCTCTGTTTCAGGCACAATATTTAAACGCAAAAAATATTTTGATCGGAGTTCCAAGTCTAAATTTGGTAGAACAGTTTTCTGATGAGGTCAAGAAACTTTATAGTACAAAGTATATATTAACTATTTCATCACACGAAGATTCAACATTAAGTAGTGAAGAAATATCTGATTTTTTAAAATCAGACTACGCGTATAAAATAATTATTGTAACATATCATTCTAGTAGGCTTGTTAAACAGATATGCGAAAATAACAAAATAATATTTGATTTTAAAATTGGGGATGAAGCTCATCATTTAGTCGGTTCAATATATAAAAATAATAGCAATAGTAGCAATAGTATCAATAGTAGTAAAATAGAAAGTAGTGATAAGATTATAAATAGTGGTGGTGAAGTTAGGAGTTTTAAAGAATTTGTATTTATAAAATCAAAAAAGACATTATATATGACTGCAACACCGAAATTGGCTATTATGGATAACCAAGGGAATTACTTTTCAATGGATGATGAAAAAATATTTGGTAAATTAATTTACAAAAAATCAGTAAAATGGGCAATTGAAAACGATTATATTACAGATTACTATATTAATTTTATCAAAAATACGGAAGAGCAAACAGATAATATAATTAAACTTATTAAAATTAAAGTAGAGAATAAGGAACTATTTTTGTCTGCTTACATGGCTTTAAAATCTCTTAGGGAATTTGATAACCTGACGCATTTACTAATTTATACAAATACAACCGCTAATTCTGATTTAATTAACAAGTATATTAAGCATATTCTATTAAAAAATCTTGTTGATATAAGTAATGATGAAATATATCATAAAAGTCTTCATTCCAATTTAAATAAAGATAAGTTTGTTTCTAGCAGTAGGAATAAATCTTGTTTTAATTTAAAAAATGAAGTAAAAAGTTTTAAAAAGAAAAAATATGGTATTATAGCGTGTGTTCAGATTTTTGGTGAGGGATTTAATGAACCTATGTTAAATGGTATTGTAGTTGCAGAAAAAATGGAGTCTGAAATACGTATCATACAATCAGTTTTAAGACCTCATCGAAAGGAAAAAGGTAATGCCAATAAAATAGCATATATTATTTGTCCATTTATTGATAGTTCAATTAGTGATGATAGGTCAAATTTTTCAAAAATACAACAAATTACTAAACATCTTAGAAATGTTGATGATAATTTAGTTTCTAGAATGAAATTATATGACTGTAAAAAACGTAAGATACCACATCCAAATATTCCAAAATTGGAGACGCAAGTAGAATTAACAGAAAATGAAAATGCACTAAATACTTTAAAATTTAGATTAAGACACTCAAAAGCACTAAAAAGCGGATTAAGTGAAGAAGAAGACTATTATAAAATGTTACAAAGTAAAAATAAAGAATTAAACATACAAAATAGAAAAGAGTATGTTGAATCAGAAAAATATAATAATGAATATATTAAAAATCCTGATAATTACTTTAAAAAACATATATTATGGAAGAATTGGTATGAATTTTTAGGTGTTGATACTTCACATTTTATTCAAGAAAAAGAAGAGTGGGTAAGATTTTGTAATGAAAATAAAATAAAAGATTTAGATGTGTATTATGAATATTGTGAAAAATATAAGCAATTGCCAAAAGACCCAGAAGAATTTTATGATGATTTTTCATTTATACGTGAGTTAGATATTTCAACTAGAGTAAGACGATAATTATTTCTTAATAGCGTCATTTCCTAGTTCCTGAATATATTGTTCAAATCTTGTTTCTGCGTTTTGAATATCTAGTTTGAGTTGTTCTACTTGTGCAAATTTAGGTTCGAGTTTCGTGATTAGATTTTTATTTTTTGGTATATTTAGTTTTATTTTTTTAAATAAATTCATATTTAAATTCCTTTGAACGCTACCAGATGTGCAATTATTATAAATAATTGCTTGAGTTGATTTACACATTAAGAAATAATTTATATATTTTTGTAATGATTTTTCATTACTATGTATGCTCATTCCACTATCATTAAGATAAAATTTATTATTTATACATCTCACACAACATTTTGATAAAGCATAACGTGATACAATGAGTGTTTCTTTATCACGATTTGATTTATTTGTATAAAATGTAATATCTCCACCACCATATACAGGAATTTCCCCCGTTATGTTACCAGTTTTTGTAATTCTTGTTCCATAATTTATTTCACAAACATATCCTAATTCAACATTTTCACAATCCTCATTTTCACTAATAAATTTAACCCTATCCAAAACCTCTTGTTCAAGATTTTCTAGAAGTGTTTGTTTTTCATTTTTTTCATTAAATGGGGCACTGATTCTATCTACCCAGTATTGTATTTTTTCAGGCGATTTTGGGATAGATAACATAAATTTTTTAATATTGGTTTTATTTAACCAAGATATCGTTGAACCATTTGATTGAAAATTATTTTTTAGAATAATTATATTAAAATATACATATCGAGTTATTGTATTATTTTTATTCATTAATACACAAACATGTTTTGATGGTGTAAAATTGTTATCCAGATGAATACTAAAATTTCCTCCTTGACCAATAATAACACTTAAATTATTAATTTCACAAAAATCAACATATAGTTTCATATTTTGTGATGAATTATAGAATCTATACATACCTTCTTTTTTTCCGATAGAAGTAGTATGTTTTGTTGTTGGATAAAGTTTACAAACATCTCCTAATCTTTTCAATTCATAACCTTCTCCTGGAACTATTTCATCTTTAATGTAATCTTTTCCATTAAATGAGATTGTATCATTGGTCAGAATTTCCTCTGCTGTAGCAGTTGACACTAGTTTCTTTTCAACACTTTTAATATCTGGTTTAAGTTTAGATCCTTCTCCCGAGTATTCAGTGCAAACTATTTGTCCATCGATCTCCTCAAATTTGTCTTCGCTAAATTTTTCAACAATAATCTCTGAGAATTCAATAACACTCGTTTTTTCTTCTGTATTATCAAACACTAAAACAGAAGTCTTTGTTGAAGTGTTTTCAAATTGGTCAGATGGAATACTTATCACTTTTCTTACATTAAAATTTTTAATAAGACATTCTCTTATTCCTTTATAGGTTTTGTTAAAAAACACCCCCTCTTTAAGAACACCGACAACTGTTCCATCAATATCTACTAAATCCATTAGTTGAATAAGAGAAACACTCTCTTTATCAGTCCCTTTCAACCCATACTTTTTAGCAAATAACCTAATTCTATCACTAGTGCTATCATTAAGTAAGGTGACCTTGCTCTTTTCCTTATTTTTTTTGTCGACCTTTTCTTTCTTATCAATATCTTTCAATTGGGTTTGAATTCTTTTAACTGATTCTTCATTCTTCTCAGATTCTAACTTCTTTGTTAGATATGTTTTAATTTTGCATCTTTTAGATTGCTCCTGGGTCTTTTTATTATCATCGCCTCCATATGGAGGGTTTGTATAAATTCTTTTATATTTTTTATTAGCAAATTCATCTTTAAAACTGTTTTTGTATCCAACGTTCGTTTTTCCTGGAATATTACCTGTTAGACAAAAGAACTCAAGCATTGAGGATTTAATTACATCTTCATTCATATCAAAATGATTTATTTTGCACAACTCATTATTCCAATTAATATTTGGGTATTTTTCTTGAAGATACATAATATATCCAGTTGTAAAACCGCCTGAACCTCCAAAAGGATCAATCATACAAGGAACAACGAGGTCATCATTCAGTATAATCCCTTCCTCATCATAAATAAATTTTGTAATGTATCTGTCAGTGAAATATGCGCCTAATTCACTAATTGCTGTTGCATCACGACCAATAAAATATTCATATATCTTACCACTAAGTTGAAATTCGGTTGTTTCTAATTTAAATAGTTCTTCAATTTCATTAAAAAGATATTTATAGACCCCTCCACTTATTTCTGTAGGGATTTCGTAAAATAGCATATATTTTAATTTACTAGTATGCAATTTCGTTAATAATGCGTCAATTCTTACTTCTATTCTTTTATTATCATCTTCGCGAAGTAAATTAGAAAATTTAAGTTCCTCTGGAAAATCAGGACAAACTTCATCTAACAAATCTTTCTGTTCCAATTTTTTCATACCATAAAGTATATTAAATACCTTTAATGCGTTCATACCGTAGCCACCGCCATTATTTCTTAGATAATTATGAATTTCGTGAATTTTGCTTTTTAATGCCTCTTTATTTGTAATTATATTACTATCAGCGCCGCTATTACTGACATTAGACGTTTCATTCTTGGGTTTTGGTTTGATTTTTTCCTTTTCGAACATTTTAATTATTTCCTCAATATTGTCGTTTCCGTATTTTTCTTTGAGTTCCTCACTTGACAATTTCTCTAATTTAAGTTTGAATATTTTCTTTTTAAGTTTATGAGATTTGCTATTAATATGCGTTTTATGGTGCGATTTTTGGCTTGATTTATGGTCACAAATTTTACACACATAAATAGTATTACTTACAACAACTTCCTCTGTTGGTGCTTCTGCGACACTTAACATTTTATATGTTATAATTATATATAAACATATTTATTTTAAATTATTTTATTTAATTCAATTTTAATTAACACTTTTGATGTTAATTTATAATTATATATAACAATATAATTAGCAAGTCGTCTAAATTATAACATCAAATTAGGTATTCATTTTAAAAAAAAAAACAAAAAAAAAAATTTTTATAATCATATAAATAATAAATCAAAGGTATATACATTTAATATTAATTATTAGTAGGGAAATTACTTCCCATCTATGGGGTAACAACTCCTATGGATAATAATATCCCACAATTCTTTTTTAAAAAATTGTTCATCTTTTTCGTGTGCAATTACAAAATTTTTATCATCGCCGCCCATACCAGTATTCAAGCATACAACGTTTTCAAATACTAATTTTATTAATCTTTCCACACTAGATTTATATATATTTTTCACCTTAGATATGCGCTCAAAACACTTATTTTTAAATGGGTGCGAATATACTCTTCCGCGATACCCTATAATACGTTCTTTATCAACTGAGCTCTGATGCATACTACAGAAAACGCGTTCACCCCATTTGTTTTTCATTGATTCAATTATACTATCTGAAATACCAGAACATATAAATGCTTTCATAATATCTGATAATATAGTTCCATTTGTATTTTTATTAATAATTAAATTAATTCTCTTTAGTATTTCATCAGACTGTTCGATAATATTAATAGTGTTTTCCTCAGTTAATTGTGCTGTATTTTCTGTTTGTAGTATTGTATTTTGAAACTTATTAAACATTATTATGATATTGTTTGTCACATTCCTCAAAAAATTATACAATATTTGAACAGATAGAATACCTACAGTGATCATAAGCATAATTTTAATATTTTTATAATTGTCTTTCATCACGTAATGCTTTAGGACATTTACCATATTTTCAGGGGTTAAATTATAGTTTGAAAACATTCTATAAATATTATGTAAATATTATGTAGTTTTTACCTACATACCTAGTAAAAACAAGCACATAAAATATAAAATCAATTTTAAAAAAAACAAAAAACTTAACATCAAGCCAGAATCCATACCTTATTTGAGAAAAGTTTATAAGAATTTTAATATAGGATGTTGTTTGGGTAAAGAGGGGAGATTTCGGCTAAATAGTCTCTCCAACGGCTCATAAATTTAAAAAACCTATAAAAAATGAAATTTAATGTGCTAGTTACTATAATTAGAGTAAAATCAAACCCGTGACAATGTCGACAAACGCCAACAACACCAACAACACCAACACCCCAAGTGATGATGCAGTCCCAGACATCGGGGTGATTACCCTTGACGACTCGTCGCCACCTGCTGCTGCACCTGCTGCTGCACCTGCTGCTGCACCTGCTGCTGCACCTTCGCCACCAACCTACGGTCCTGATGCCGTGTATGACGTTGTGGCGATGATGACCAGGCCTTCTTGGGAGGGGTGTGAGCTAATCCGGAGGGGAATTGCCGCTAATCTCGGTCCTGGTATCACGGACGATGAGGTTTCAATGATCAAGAATGAACTGGGAATTCCCTCGGACATTCTGATATCTGTTGTCACAAATCAGATGACGGGTCATCGGTTTATGGTTGTCAGAGTCCCAGAGGACAACATGGCCGCGCGCCGAGCGAGTGGGATTTACCGCCATCGGAGGATTGAGATTGATGTTGATGACCCGAGTGACGCGTGGGCCTCAATCCCGTGGGGATAAGACGCCGGGTGGCTCCTATTAAATCCATATAATCCCTATTATAAAAAAAAAACTTTAAAAAAAACAAAAACATCAAAACCTATAAATTGGCCTAAACCAACCCACAATTTTATTTACACGTGGTTTTTCAAAAACGGCCAAAACTACCCCCCCAAACTTCAGAAATCGACAAAAATCCCAAAAATTGAAATTAAATATCGCCTATAGCAGAAATACAATCTGTCTCAACTTGGACGAAGTGCCGTGTTCTTTCAAGACTGCTAAAGCTCAACGCGACATCATGTTAAAAATG